AGATCGGCCATTGACTGATACGGCTGAATGTCGGGCATCACGATTGGCGCCAGCGGATCTGTGTAGTGATCGACCTTCTCGATCAGCTCGCCATTGATTTGCACGTATTGTTTTTTCATAGCAGTGTCAGAACGTCCTCGTCGTCAAGTTCAAGGTGGGTATCCCAGATCCGCTGCACGCGGTCCAGATCGGCAAATAGCGCGTCGTAATTAATTGTTGGCGCCGACTTTGCCTTTGGTCTGGTGACAACATAAGGTGCTGCGATTTCCTCGGCGATCTCTGGCCGGCCTTCGACAATGCGCTCAAAAGCGTCAAGGATTGCCTGCTTTTTCTTTGCTCTGAGCTTGCGGTCGCGTTCAAGCTGTTCTTTAAACCGTCGGCCGTCGTGCGTGTCGTCAATAATGATGACCGGCTGCGGCACCACCGTGACCGTTCCAACGTCGCCAGTGGCGCTGTTTCCGGACAAAGAAACCGTGATGACCAGGCCAACAGTGCCCGCGGCGCCGGTTGCCGCGGTGCCTGTAACTGGCGCCGTTGTGGCCTCGCCCTCGCTGCCAACCTGACCCGTTGCCTGCACGCCGGATAGCGCAATCGTGACGGTCGCGCCGACATTACCCGGCGATCCGGTTGCAGAATTGCCGGTGACAGGCAGGCTATCCCATAGGGCAGCATCCCAGGTGCCGGTATCCCATGCGCCCTGTGCCATATCTTAGGCAATACGGATAAGTGCATTGGTGCTGTCGTTGGTCGGCATGGACAACACAAACGTGCCTGCGGTAATGGTTTGGGCGCCAAAGGTGTGAGCTGAAATAGCCTTATTTGACTGGGTGCTGTTGTAGACGAGCACGCAGTCAAAAGAAGTGGTCAGCGTAACATTCGTGTAAGTAAAGCTGGCGCTCGGCGTCCAATACGCTGTGGTTCCTGTTGAGGTGGGCGCTGTGGCGTTTGTTGCAGTGACCCCACCGGCACTATAACCAGCGCCGGAAACCTCGCCTGTGACGCTGTATGCGGTTGTGGCAGCGTTTACAGTAGCACTTGCCAGATACAGCGCGGCTTTTAGGGTATCTGCACCGGTTCCGGCCCGAATAACGGTTGTTCCTAGAGCGTGAATGCCGGAAAGGATCTCTGTTTTGAAACTGGTGCACATTGCTTGCGTATTAGCCATTTGGGAAACTCCCTGCCTCGGATGTTGAAACTATCGGTTTTTTCAGTCTGACATGCGCGGATCTGTGCACCAGCTCGTCGGCAAGCCAGTATTCCACCCATGTCGTGTTTTCGTTGTCGTTGTCGACCGACCCTTCCCGCTTTTCGAGCAGTGAATCGTCCATGGCGCCCTTTGTCGTGGTAACAATCATGCTGCAACCTCCACGCCGACTGCTTTACCGTCAGGACCGCGCACAATGCGTTTAGGCGCTGCCAATGTTTGCATGACACCGCCGATGCGGTTCATGGTTTCGCCATGCATGTTTGCCATGTTTTCGTGCATCTGCGCCATGTGGTCGATGGCCATTTTGACGTTTTCGCCCAGCTCGGCGCTGACCTTCTCGCTTGCGGCCTGTTGCGCTTCCATTAACGGCAGATCCAGACCCGGGTTAGCACCAATCCTTGCCACCATAATCTTGGTTGCCGCTTCCAGCTCGGTGCGCTCTTTTGCGGCTTGCATTTCCATGTTTTTGAGCTGGCCTTCAAATTGCAGCTTTTGCTGTTCCAATTGTGCAGCGTGTTGCATTTTCATCTGCTCGATCTGCATCTCGGCCTGGGCTTTGGCTTGCGTCATTTGTATGTCAGATTGCATCTTCGCCTGGGCGGCTTGTGTGTCGGCCTGCACGCGCATCTGATCCGATTGCTGTTGCGCTTGCATCTTCATCATTTCTGGATCGGGCTTCTGTTCCTGCGGTCCGGCCTGCTTTTGTTTCATCTGTTCCAGCGCCACATCAAGCACGCCCTCAATTGGTTTGGCCTGTTTAAAGCCACCGATACCGAATTTGATCAGCTCGACCAGCATCGGCACCAGTTCCGGCGACTGCTGGCCGACCGGTAACGCTTCGCGCATGAATCCACCAAATGCGGTCAGGAATTCCACGCGGTCTTTTTTGTTCTGTTGTTCGTCAATTTGCACCAAGCTGTCGGCATCAACCTCGATGCGGAAGTTTCGCAGCGGCTTGTCCTGCATCAGTTGCATGGCTTGCGGGATCATCTGCTGATCGGGCTGGCTCATTTGTCCGGCAGCGGCGTACAACATAATGGTTTGCGGCTGGAATTTGCTGCACATGACCTGCGCTTTTAGCCGGATCAACTCGCTGGCAAACAGCGCGACTTCTTCCTGCATCGAGCGCAGGCGCAGGCCGGCGTATTGGCCTTTAATCTGCTGCGCGGTTGCGGTTTCTGATGCTGCTGAAGCACCACGGATAATGTCAGAAATGCCGGTAATTTCGTAAATCTGCGCTTTAATCTCTGTTCTTGCCCGGTAGCAGTTCAGCAACGCATTGGCCAGCTCGTCAATCGGCAGAATGTCGATGGCGCCCTTCAACCCGCCTTTCTCACTGAATTGCATCCATTTGTCGACTGGAATCAGCGTGTTGTTGTCGCCCTCGGTCAGCAGGCGTTGCAGCGCCGGCTGGCTCGCATCATAGACACCACGGATTCGCAGTGCTTTGACCAGTCCGTCAATTCTGTCTGATAGAATATCCAGCTCGTTGGCCTGGTCCTGGTAGAGCACGAAGTCAGGCACCGGAATCAGCGTATCGCTAGTCGTGGTGCTATAAAGCGGTTTGCTGCAAGGGAAAAAACCCTCAAGTTCGAGAGGATCGTCGCGCTCGTCAATCAGCTCGCTATAGTTCTTCGTGAACCAGTAGACTTTGCCGGTTTCTTTATCCCACAGCTCGCACACTTTGGCGCGGGTGCGCTCTTTGTTGCTCTGGCCATAACTCTTAAGCGTTTCCGGTCCTGAGTCCAGCGGGATCTTCTTTGACATCTTTTCGCCGAAACGCTCTGTCAGTGCTTCGCGTGTCATGTAGACCCAGCGCCAGACGCAGGTTACTTCCTCCCAAGTGCGTGCGACAGAGTGGCCAAAATCCTTCCAATGAACGTAGTCGGTAGGGGCGCACTCGTATTCGATTTCCTCTTGCGGCTCGGCTTCGCCGCCGGCGGTGTAGTCTTGATTCTCGGGATTCTCGGCGCCTTCAAGGGTTTCTGCTGGCTCATTGTCAATGTCCTCGGTGACCTGCAAACCATCCTCTGGAACGTCAAGCGTGCGAACGTGCGGTTCGTAGCGCACCCAAGCACTACCGCGGCCACCAAGAAAGCGGTCCTCAACGGCATAGCGCATCGTGGCTCGGAAGTCAGGGTAATGCTCGATCTCGTAATCCAGCGCACGCTCGATCAGCTCAGACGCCACTCGGCCCACAGGATCATTGTCACCAAACCGGCGCTCGGCCACCGCTTTTGGCAGCTTGGCGTAAACAGCAGGGATAAGCGTCTGCACGTTGGACCACAGAATATTAAATTTCGCGGTTTCGTTGGTATGCTGGCTGCGGTTGTCGTCACGATAGCGTTTGACGATTTTCTCTGCCCGCGCTTCCCACTTTTTAAATTCGTTGTCGTATTGACTGACGATATTCAGGTATTTCTGCACGCCGGTTGCGGTGTGTTCCATTTATTCTCGCCCTGTTTCATTTGCAATTGCAAGGCCGGCACCTGCCGGCGACATATTTGCGCCTAAATGCGATTGTCCTAACAAATATTTATCTCTTACTGTTTCTGGTTTTTGACCTGTTTTTGCAGCATATTGTTGAATTAAATCTGTAATTAATTCTAATTTTGGGGCGCCAATTTTTGTTTCTACTCCAGTTTGCGGGGCAAACATTCCCCATCCTACAGCTTGCCCAGGCACTGCTTGTAATCCAACCTCTTTAGAAATATCTCTCCACCATGGGGTTAAATGTTGCAGTTCTGGCGTTGTAACAGATGCATCAAACCCTTTGTTTGTTCTTACATCTGCTAAACCTATGCCGCGTGAAAAATGAGCATCTCCCACTGGCACATTAGTTTGAAAACCAGTTTCCGGCGTTCCAGATGCAGATATATACAACGGCGCTTTAGGTGAATCCATGCCATGTTCGCCTGTTTGTATTACTCTGCGTTGAGAATTTGAAGCTCTTACATGACCAACACGCCCGGGCAAATCACCCAATTCTGGCACTAATCCTTTTGCTGATCTGTATTCATAAGGCAAACCACCATATTTTGCCCAATCCTCAAATTTACCTTGTTCATGCATATAATTTGCAGCAGCTGT